CGAGAGATGGGTACATTGAGAGAACGATATAGATTATTTTGGAAATAAACAACATCATCGATATCTCCTAGATTTTGGCCGCCAGGCAGTGTAGTGATTTCGGTACCACGTCCACCTTCTCGGCGAGGAAGCCAGAAGTCTTCGAGCATTGTCATAAACTTGCGGTCATCTCTGATTTCACCGGTCGATGAATCATAAACAACTTTATTCTTAAATTTGGTCATGATGTCAGAGAGGTATTGCTCAGCTTTAGCTTTAGGCAAACCACCAACATCTACGTAAAAGATTCGACGTTCAGGTGCACGTGAGATACGATAGATGACTAGCGAATCTTCTAACGAACGCAACTGATTGAGCGGTCGAATAGCTTTCTGTAAATAAGAGAGGATGAGTTTGTTGTCGAGGCTTTGATAACCTGAAGTGCAATAGACTACGGCGTCTCGTGCAATCTTAACACCTTCGGCTGTAGTTGAGCCTGAAGTACCATAAGAACCCATCGTAGAACCAGTCAAAGAACCTGTACGCTTTAAGAAACCAGAAGGCGAGTACATGTAATACTCATTGATTACCTTCTCTATGGTTACGCCTGTCTTCTTATCTTTTTCTTTCTTAACTTCTCGTACTTTCTTAATATTACGAGGATCTACATATCGTACTTCAAGAATACCTTTTGCAGGTTTATTCTCATCAACAAGAACGTGGTAATATAGACGACCATCTACATACCAACGTCGGAATAATTCGTAGCTCAGACGATTGAACTCAAGCAACTGAAGAACGTTATCAAATTCTTCTTGAATAGTTTTCTTGATTCTGTCTGGTTGTTCTACATTATCTAATACAATGGAGACGGTATCTTCATCGCTGTCTTCAACGATTGCTTCGTTACAAATTTCTTGAATAGCCATATCAATAGTAGGATCGAACGAGATAGCTCGATACTTATTGACAAGTTCTGCTTCGGTTCGGACTGAACCATCAAGATCAACGTAGGTGCCATAGACACCACCCGCTGCAACGGTAAGTGCACCGTCTTCATTGGAGGGAGGAACGAAGGAGACTCGCTTTTCAGCTTCTTTCTGCTCTTTCTTCCTGTTTATTTCAAATCCAAAAAGGTCCATTCATTATCTCCGATGAAATAAAGGGGATATAAGTTTATTTATATCCCCTCTATAGTTAGTTCAAGGCGGACCGGATTAAGAGCCGGGATTGAAGTAATCGAATGACCAAGTGACCGTATAAGTACCGATCGTGTCAGTAGTATTCCAATCCAACTCAATAGTGCCGACGTCAGAGGGCCAACAACCGACAAGACTATAAGTACGAAGAACCGAACCAGTCTTTCCGTAAAGGCGAATGGTTGCATCTTCTTTATAGTCTTCAGGTGAACCGTATGATCGGATGTTAGAAGGACCGTCATTTACCTTTCGCGCCCACTCTTCGAGTACTGCACGTTGGCTGAAGTCTTCTTCGATCATTACAGTCGTAGTCCATTCTGCAAATGTACGATCACCAGCAATTTTCACTTTACGACCGAAATAAGGAACTTCAATAATACCGGTAGTAAAGGAAGGCACTTGTGATGACATACAGAGGAGATTGAACTCTTCACCCAAAGTCGTGACCTGCACTTCAAACAGGGCGGGACGATACCCACCCTGACTGAGTGCCGCTGACTTGAAGTTCTGTACGCTAAATGGCATGTTTTATTCTCCTAATATGTTTATTTTCTATTTATACTATTTATTAGAAATTCCCAATAACTTCGGAGAATTCTACGCCAGTGCGTACAGCGACAAAGTTGAGCTGAATGAAGTTGATGCTTCGAGCTGGCTTGATGTAGATATCACCAACAAACTCGTTACGATCAATTACTTCACCAGTGTTATTTGTCTCGTCACATACAACTGCGAAGTCAGTAATACCGCGGCGACCTTGTACATCTCGCAGATAAGGCGTTACGAGGTTGACAAAGCTTGCTCGAGTAAACTCATCGTTGAATTCGAAGAGAGTAAACTTAGCAGCAGCTGCGATGGCTTTCTCGAGGACAATGAAGAGGCGACGTACGTTGATACGATCGAACGCTGAAGGCTTAGCGAGCAGCGTCTTATCACCGAACATTACAATACCTTGTCCAGGGAAGTTAACAACTGGGTTCACACCGTTCTTATAAAGAATATCTCGCTCTGCTTTCTTGGGGTTCCAAGCAAGTTTTACGAGGTTCTTAATGTTACCGCGGTTGAATCCAGCAGGCGACCACCATGGGTCACGCGAGTCATCAGTGTATGCACAAAGACCAGCGATGTCACCGTTGAGCGGAATCCATCGATATACGTCATTGTACTTGTCGTATTGGTACTTGTATCCACTATCGAGTACAGCGTATGAAGATGAACGCAGGTTATTTCTGAAGTCAACTACGTCTTCAGTAATGTCAGTTGCGTTAGCTACAACATCACCTTTTTCAGGTGAGATGAATGCTACACAATCCTTACGTCGCTCACACACATTATCGATGATGTAGTTTGGTACAGTAACACCATTTACTGTTCCGCGTGACTTACCGCCAAGTACCAATGAGATATCATAGTCTTCAGCAGACTTAAACTGATCATATGCTCGGAGGATAGCTCCTTCGTTACATGCTGCTTCAGTACCAATATCACGACCTTGTCGGAAAGACATGGTAGTGGGAGTATCATGCGGCGAGGCAGTTGCGCTAGCTACGAGAAGAGCAGTAGCTGAAGTTGCACCAGTTGCGTCATTTGCCCACCATACCCACTTAGATGACTGGTTGAGTACATCTTTGTAGTAAAGTGATTCTCCATCAGGACCTTTAGCGTCAGTAGCTCGTGAGAGACCTTGCCATACTTCCATGATGGTGTTAGGTACACCAGTGATATCTCCATCTTCGTCAACTACTACAATGTGCAGTTCGTCTTGAGCAGAAGTATTACCTTGCTCAGCTACATAAGCAGTTTGACCTGGAGCGCCATCAACTACATCTTTGTATTGCCACTGGCGAGTCATGTTGCCAGTCGTAAATGCAATATTTTGAGTAGTAACGAGAGGTGTTGAGAAGCCGATCGATGCAAGGTTAGCAGTCGCGTTAGTAGATACTGCGCCGATAGAAGTAATCTCGAGGTGTTGTACACCAACTAACGTGTTACCAACTTTGATAATATCGCCAACTGAGAGCGCGCTAGTAATGTCTGTCACACTAGCAGCATCTACCGTTGAAGATACGATACCTGAATTGGCACCGATGATGATATCGAGTGTCGCGTCTCCATCAAAAACAACGTTTGATGAGAAAGCATTTGCTGTAGCACACACTGATACTTTCATCGAGTTACCGAGTTCGCCAGGATACTTAGCAACAAACAATACAGAAGCGTCGAAGTTATCTTCTACACCTGTCTCGTAGTGATCATCGTTCTTAACGATATGATTGCTCATCAGTGAAGTCGAAGACAATGCAGCATTATTAGCGACAGCGTTAAATGAATAATCAGGATCGAAAATTTCGAGATCGACCGAACCAGTCGTACCAGTATAAGTACCACCAGATAGAGTGATTCGAGTAGAAAGCGAACGAGTCAATACTAGATCGCCTGTACCTTGATCACTAAAGGTAACCGGAGAGCCACCTGGAGTAATCGCGAGCTGGAACTCATCGAGACCAGAACTTACGTTAACGAGGTAGTAGGTTTCAGTGTTTGACAAACCATTTGGTAGATCACCAGTAGTTGTGTAAATCTCTACTTCTTCTCCTTCGAGAATAGACAGCGCAGTCGTCAAACCAGTAAATGAGTTATTGCTAACTTCTGCAATAGAAGTGAGAGTACCTGCTGTGAAAGTGATATTTGAAGTATCAACAGAACTGACAACCTGATCGTCAGCGAAGCCGTCGATAGTTTGACCGATAATGTCACCAACTTCTACGCCAGTTGCTGTGTTTCCAATAACTGCGATGTAGTCGCCGCCATTGACAGCAAATGCACCTGTGTTTGCATCATTTGCTGTAGTAAAACCAGCAATTCGGAAGTTATCTCCCGTTGAGTTATGAGCTCGTGATACATAGAGTCGATTTGAGTATGCCAAGAAGTTGGCTGCAGTGAACCAAGTCTCAGCGTTGTCAGAATCTGGCTTGCCGTATTCGTTAGCAAGTTCAGCTTCACTGACTACGAGTGTAGGCTTATCTACTGCACCCCACTTAAAGACACCGCCAATTGCAGCATCGGTTGTGGCGACAGCAGGGATTACAGTGGTCAGATCGATCTCTGTAACATTAACGCCTGGGCTTAATTGAAAAGGCATATTTTTGTTCTCCCTAAATTATTTTAATTATGTAAGATCGTACTTTTATTTATAATAACCGATATTTCAAAGTAACCAACTATTGTCATTGCCTCGAGTTGTGACCGGTTGAGGGTCCTCGAAATCTCTCTGACCGTCATCTATTATACCGAAAGGTACTAATTCACTAAACACTTTTTCCTCATTCATCTCTTTGAGGTTGATAACCGTATTTATATCGGTGAGTTCTTTGAAAAACCTCTGATTAGACAGCCAACCAAATAGTACTAAACACATCATTAAATCGTCATGATTACCTGGTTCTGCTTCGTATGATGTTCCCTTCTGACTAAAAGTAGACATCTCTCTGATCGTTTCAAAATCATTGATGATCAGCTGATTCTGTTCTACTAATAGTTTGATCATAGAACAACCAATAGACTTGACAGATTTTGTAGTACGTATACCTTTATCTGCCTTGCCATTAAATCCTGCTACACCAGATAATAGACGCTTACCCTCTCGCCCATTGTTTTCAGTGAGTAGCATATTTTCATATTCGTATTCTTCAAAAATGATACCAGCTACTTGTTCTCCGATATCATTTACTTCAACGAGCACGTTAGCATCGTTAAAATACTTTGCGGCAGCGTGTACAGCAGCAGCATAATCGACAGGTGTGATCATATTATTACGATATGCACCAACCTGTACGTATGGCATCTGTGAGATGTCGATGACTTGGAACGCTGAGTAGTCTAAACCTTTACCTCTGCTCACATCGACTACTATTACATAGTTGCCTTCTGGTTTTGGTTCTTCGTATACTATAATACCGCCAACTTCTTTGACAGCCTCTTTATATACAAGTTGTTTGAGTTTCCAACCCGCAATCAATGTACCTGATGAACCGAGGAATTCACATTCCATTTCCTGCGCAAACTTTTCGGTGTCAAAATCCATTGCAGCGAGTGTTTCTTCTCGCCATTTCTCATCTCGTCCCGGTACATCAGTCCACATCACTTGAACGAATTCATATCCATTCTTACCAGCTTTGGCGCCTTCGCATGTCTTATAGAAATGATTGAGACCGTTCGGTGTAGATGTCAGTAGAATCTTAGTAGATGTACCTGATGAAATTGTAGGGAATACAGAAGCGAAGAACTCGTCCCAGTTTTCTACGAACGCGGTCTCATCGATATAGAGGAATGATACTGACTTACCACGAATGGCTGACGATGATGTCGCTGCTGCAATGATCTTCGATCCGTTCTCAAATTCTACAGATCCTTTGTTCCACTCGATGACACCTTGTTGCAACCATTTAGGAAGAGCTTCATAAGCCGTCTTGATACGATCCAATATTTCTCTTGCAGCGTCTCCTTTATTTGCGAGAAGAGCGACAAGCTTATGATCGTTAAAAAGAATATAATGAAGTATAAGACAGACAGCAGTCGTTGTCTTACCCGCCTGACGACTTGTGACCACGCATACTCGTCGGTTGTTTGTGGTCTTTTCGATGATTTCTTTTTGGTAGTCATAGCACTCGATCGGTATTAATCCGTGGTCAACGTGCACGATTTGAATATACTTCTCAGCAAAATATATTGGATCTCTTGCACACTTCACGAATTCTTGGACCATCTCTTCGGTCCATTCAATCGTTACGCCTTTTCGTTTGAGGTTTACATTACCAAGATACGAACGGTAATCCTCAATATCCTGTATATCAGTCGTCATCTTTATTCATCAACTTGAGTAGCTCACTCGTAGAGCCCACAAAAAGATTGTTGTTGACTGTTTCCCTCTTTTCTTCTGGTTTTTCACCGGTAAGCTTTTGTTTTTTCTCATGCATACCCAACAAATCGTTGTTCATATCACCCATTGTCTTAATCATCGTAGCGAGTACTTCATATGCTCGTGGATGTTGTGATTGATCTGCTACTGCGAGTAGCTCATCTATAGCGCTATGACCTTTCTCGATTAGATCATAGAAGTTTTGACGTACATATTTGGTATCGTTTTCAACTTCTTTGTCTGTCTCATGCAATGAAGGACGGTAGGTAGTAGGTAACTTCTCTTCGTTTCCCACCTCTACGATAGTAGTTGTTTTGATATCGAGAATATCATCTAAAGGTTCATTATTTTTCATGTCTTTATCCTTCATTGATCAGGATATGGTGATTGTACTGTCTCTGCAATACCATAATTTGAGTTAGCTGCGATCTCGTCTGCATCGACAGATATCAGATCTGGTGTCGAAATAGTAACAGTTGGCGTACTAGTATATCCTGAACCGCCATCTGTCACAGTGATACTTGTAATTGAATCGCCTGAGTCCACAACTGCAGTAGCTGTGGCGTTAGCACCACCACCTCCAGCGATAGTAACGGTTGGATTCTTATAACCTACACCGTCTGTTATCATTGTCACAGCAGTGACAGCACCATCAGCGATAGTTGCAATCGCTGTCGCTTGTTCAGTATTTAGACTAGTATATACCGTTGGTGTATTGTTTGCTAATAATCCTGGTTGTACAAGTAATCGAGAGGCTACGTCTAGATCTGGATCTGTACCTGCGGGTGCTTGCGTAATGTCGTCATATAATGTTGAGTCATAGATCTGCGTATTCGCAAGATTAATAATCTCTTGCTTATATACTGGACCGAAGAATACGCCTTTCATTGTAAAATCTAATTGCCAAATCAATGCTCTTCTCTCTTCAAATGCTCCTTCATAAACATCGTCTTGATTGACAGAAGTCAATACTAATGGAATATCAAGTTTGACATCGATTGGTGCATCATCTACAAGTTGAATAGTTGATGTCCATTCTGGTGTAAAGAATGGTAGAATTTGTTCGATAATACGAGTACCGTCAGTTGTATTCTTTACGAAAATAGAGAGTGAAAAATTAATATCATACGGAACCGGATTATAGACATGCTTCTTCTTAGTATTGTCATCGGTAACTGTAGTAACGAAACTATTGCGCGTTGGTAATTTTCTTTCAGGCGCATAGTTGAATCCAGTAATTTCAAAACCCATACGTGGGAGTACAATAGAGAATGGATTTTCTTGTGGATCTCTATTACTATCGATACCATCAATACGAGCCAAGAATTTTTCGCGTGGACCATATGACAGCGGTACTTTTAGAGATTGTTTGACATTACCACTCGTATCTTCTCTATTGATCCATATATCATTAAAGAGTGTGCCAAATAGTATGACATACTTTCTTAACGTATCGTGGTAAAAAGTTCTTCCTAGCATCAGTATCTACCGTCGTCGCTAAATGGATCGGCTTCTGAGAAATCAATAAACCCATCAGCAAGTGTTTCGAATGTGCCGCCGTCATTAAACACATCATCTGGTTGCCAGTCACTAGTCACACCAAGCGGCCGTCCAGTATTAGCATCGATGATTACATTATTATTTGCGTCATATGTAACACCATCATCAGCGTCGGCAACAATAGAGTACAGAGCTTCATAGTCGTCAATAGCCGCAACACCAGTATTGAGTTTCTCACCACTGTATTCCCATTGCTCACAGCGAAGATCATAGCATTGCAGCGCGCCCATCTGATAGAATACAGGTGCTTCGTGTTCTGCAAACTTGATTACATACACTTTCTCAGTCAGAGGAAAGTATATAATATCACCTTCTTGAGGTCGTGGCGAATCTTCATAGTCACCTACGACTTCATTGTATCTCTTATTAGCAACTGTAAATGTAATCTCGTCTCTTATTTGAATGTTGAATCGAGATAGAAAATCTCCTTCGCCTTCAAATCCTTCGACATTCTTGATATACATTTCAATTTTATATGCTGTATCATATGTAGATAATGAATCCGAATTAAATACATCGTCTCTTGTACCAACAGTGCGTGGACAATAGTACAGGTCATGACCATATATCTTGATCGATTCAATGATCAGATCTTCAATCAGGTTCTGTTCTGACGTGTTTGTAAAATTGTCAAAATACGGGTTAGTAGCCATTGAGGTTTACATTTCCTATTTTTTCTGTATAATTAGCTAGTGCTAACCAATCATATCTGCTACAGGCAAACTATAGTTAGTAATCATCTCTTCTTCTAACTTAGTAATCTCTGCCTGAGCTTCGTCATATATCTGTCTGCCGTTAAAAGTCACACCGCCTGGTAATTGCAAACCTTCAAATTTTGTAAGATTAGTTCCCCACTGTCGTTTGATCAATTGAGCTGTATAGTATTGCAACCATCTATCAGCCCAAACATCTGTGTATGTAGCTGGATCAACTAGCTCGTATGCTTCTACGAGTAAATATTCCCCTACGCTCAAGTCACCTGCAGTCTCGTCAATATGTAATCTGTTTCGATGACGGTTGTATCTAATCTGTGGTTTGCCTACTAGCAACTCAGAAACAAGAGCGAGGTGTTCCATCGTCATATAATAGTCAATTAGTGCCACGTTTGTAAGTGTGTACAAATCATTGAGTGCAATCTGATAACGAATATTAAAGATATCACCAGATGAGGTATTAGGATCACCGATCGGAAATAGTTTTACAGCTCCGATAATATTTTCAGGCAAATCGATGTACTTGTTTGAAACAGTATTTGCTGTGATCTCGTGTTTATAATAGATCTTTTCAGCGCCATCGAAGTGATAGTCCCAGTAGAAACGCAATGCTTGGTCAATACGATCTTCTACTTGTAAATCGTCCACATTGATTTCTATGACTGGTTTACCAAGAGATCGGAGACAATACTCCTTGAAGTCATCTCTCGTAGCTGGAACTGCCATCTTGTTTCTCCGTTAATCGTTATTTTTATTTATCTAACTTGCTATCTTGAATGGTAATTCTACTTCAAATTCTCTCACAGCCGCATCTTCAGGGGCGAGTCTGACAACAATATTTGTTTCGCTTACAGCTGTAGCAGTTATAGTATTTACCGGTGCTTCCTCGGCGCCTAGTCTAACTGTGTACTCATCTGTCTCTATGACTACGTCTATCTCTCTCGTTTCTTCATCATTAATATTTCTTGGCAATCTAACTGTAATTTCTTTCAGTGCGAGTGCAAGTCTAAGAGTAGCTTCTCCAACACCATTGACTACACTAATACCTTGAATTGGTGAGTCAATAAGATTGACAGTACGTATACCTGTACCGTTGACTGAGGAAGTTCCAGCTGTAGGTCCATCTACTTTAGTTACTTCACGCTCAGATATACCACTTACTGAAGAATTATCTGATGTGATGTTAGATACTACAGATGTGATTACTCGCTCTACAATACCTACGACTTGTGCTGTATCAGATACAAGATTACCAACATTTGTTTGAACTACGGTTCTTACACCAGTGCCAGCAATTGAACTAATGCCTTGTATTGCATCATCTACTATCGTAATCTCACGTTCACCGTCTGGTGAGGATACGATTGAATTGCCTGATTGTAGACTTGCATCTACTGCAATAATTTCTCTTTCGCCAATGCCGCTAACAATATTGTCGTTAGCTTGTGGTATATTATCAGCTGTTTGTGTTATCTCACGTTCGCCGGTACCGGTAAACGAAGCTGTAATACCCAACGCACCGTCCGTACTAACAACAGTACGTATACCAGAACCATCAACTGAGCTTACACCCTGTGGTGCACCGGTGACTGTGACAGCCCGTTCACCTATACCACTTGCAGAAGAATCGTCAGAAGATAAAGTACCCGTACTTGTAATCTCGCGTTCTGCTATACCAGCTACAGTAGATATATCACTAGCTGTAGAACCAGATCCAGTTACTTCTCTTTCACCTGTACCAACAAATGATGCAGTACCACCTACAGCACCATCTACACCGACGACTGTACGTATACCTGAACCAGATGTTGAACCGTCTTCTGCTACTACGTTACCACTTGCAACTCTTTCTACTACGCCTACAGCAACAATACCAACACCGTCGACATCAGTGTCAAGTAATGCATTACCGGTACCAGTAATTTCTCTCTCAGCAATACCAGCTACAACTGATATATCAGAATTTGCATCGCCTGCAACCGATATAATCTCACGTTCGCCAGTACCAATGAATGAAGAGGTTCCACCAACTACACCATCGACTGTGACAACTGTACGTATACCAGTGCCAGAAGTAGAACCACTCTCGACTTGTGATATTCCTGTCTCAACTGTGATTATACGTTCTGCTATACCTGTAACAATGGAATCATCAACAACTACTAGTGAACCAGTGCCAGTAATTTCACGTTCAGCAATACCAGAAACAATTGACGTATCAGAAACACCTGAGCCTGAGCCTGTAATAATTCTCTCAGCTGTACCTGAAACACTTGACACACCTTGTATCGGATGAGCTTCAAGAGTAACTTCACGTTCACCGTTACCCACAAATGATGAAGTACCGCCTACAGCGCCATCAACTATAACTACTATTCGTTCAGCAGTACCTGATACAATGGCTCCGCTAGAAACACCAGAGCCTGAGCCTGTAATAATTCTCTCAGCAATACCAGAAACTGTGCTAGTTGTTGATACTAGTGAACCTGTGCCTGTAAGTTCTCTTTCACCGATACCAGTAGAAGAAGACGATGCTTGTACGTTTGCAGAAGTAGATACAACTTCGCGTATACCAACACCACTTGCTACAGAGTCAGTAATTCCATTAACGCCTACATCTCTTGTTACTTCACGTTCACCTACACCGCTAGTAGATGAGTTATCAGACTGTAAAGAGCCAACTGACGTTATTATTCGTTCAGCTGTACCGTCGACAGATGGACTTTGAATTGCAGCTCCAATCGAGATTGAACCCTGCATGCTGCTGTGATATTCGCAAACATAATATAAAGTATCAGGTGCGTCATACTCTACAGTAAATGTAATAGTGCCACTATCTATACCGTTATTAGATACTCCATCATAATAAGCATTAATTGAACCAGTTGTTTGTGTAGTCTTAATCCAGAACGGATGACCAGACGCATTAATATTAAGAGTGTATGTAGATCCGCGCTTAAATGAAAGGGTTGGATTACCAGTGACACCATCAATTACATATTCACCAGCTCCATTATTGACGACATTATATTCTATATTTTCTACACCAGCAGCGGCAACAACAGAAGTAATTTCTCTTTCGCCTGTTCCTGTGAATGATGATGTGATTCCTAATGCACCATCAGTCGATACAACTTCTCTAATACCTGAACCAGATACACTCGATTCAATAGTGAGAGATGTATCAGTACTGACAACTATTCTTTCTGCAATACCACTGACTGAAGAGTCTGTTGCAATACAACTACCAGAAGATGTGATACTTCTTTCACCGATGCCAGATACGATAGATGTAGTAGTTGTGACACTACCATCTACTGTAGTAATTTCTCTTTCACCAGTACCAGTAAATGATGCTGTTATTCCCAGGGCGCCATCAGTTGATACAACTTCTCTGATACCGGATCCACTTGCTGAGGAGTCTAGAGAATCGAAACTACCAGATCCAGTGATTTCTCTCTCAGCAACACCAGAAACTACACTATCTGTAGATACTAGAGAACCAGTAGCATCTTTCGAAACTAGTCCAGTGCCGCTCGATTCACTAATATCACTCTCTAATCCAGCACTAGTCGCTACTACTATACGCTCGCCAATTGCCGCAACAATAGAAACAGTTGTTGAAACTGCACCTGTACCAGTAATCTCTCTTTCACCAACACCGTCAGACGTTGATGCGCTATTAATAAGTGATCCAGTACCAGTGATTTCTCTCTCAGCAATACCAACTACACTCGAATTACCTGATTCGAGTGAACCATCTGCAGATATAGCTTCTCGTTCTACCGTGCCAGATACTACAGATGTAGATGCTACTAGAGAACCAGTTCCAGGAATTTCTCGTTCACCTGTACCAACAAACGAAGCAGTAATACCAACTGCTCCATCTGTTGTCACCACTTCTCTTATACCCGATCCAGATGATGTAGCATCAATAACTACGAGTGATCCAGTACTAGTGATTTCTCTTTCTGCAGTACCTGCAACTGTACTATTACTAGATGCAAGTGATCCTGTGGACGTATGAGTAATTCCACCAACACCAGACGATGTAGAATTGTCGGAAGACAAACTGCCATCAGTAGATACAACTTGTCTAATACCTGTGCCTGAAACAGTCGATGTCGCAGTAGTAGAACCAGTACCAGTGATTTCTCTTTCACCAGTACCAGTAAATGATGCTGTTATTCCGATCGCGCCGTCAGTACTAACAATAGTTCTTGTTGCTGAGCCGCTGACAGAAGAGTTATCAGCCTCAGCAGATGCAGAAGCGGTGATAAGATTTCGACCACCTACACCATCTACACTTGAATTATCAGCTGATAAACTACCGTCAGTAGATACTACTGTTCTTTCAGCTGTACCTGATACCGTTGAATTATCTGAAACAAGAGAACCCGAGCTTGGTGTAGTTCGCTCGCCTGTACCGCTCGAAGATGAATTACCGCTAGAAATAGAGCTTGAAGTATCAGTAATTATACGTTCCGCAGTACCAGAAACAGAACTGTTATCTGCTGATACACTCGCTGATACAACTACTCTCGCAGTTAATCCCGAACCCGATGTAGAGGAATTTAAAGAAGAAGTAGAACCAGTACCTGTGACATTGCGTTCACCTGTACCAGTAAATGATGCAGTGATGCCTAAAGCACCATCTGTAGACACTACTGTTCGTGTGCCAGTAGCTGCGACTGATGAATTACCCGATACTATACCAGAAGACGCGTCGATTTCTCGTTCTACATAACCGAGCTCGACGTATCCGTCTACTACGTAAAATCTATCAGCCATTATTTAGGACCTCCACGCATGAAAAAGACCGAACGTGTCGGTCTTTTGTCAAATAGGATGTCCGGTAACTAGGTACCGGATAGTCGGTACCTTGAAACATGATTAATTAATTGGGTGCGGTGTAAGTCAAAGAGCTGACAGAAACGGTATCACCAGTACCCAGTGCCACAGACGAAAGCTGAATAGATCCAGTTCCCGTATCGTCGTCTGTTACATCGCCTTCGAAAACAATGTTATCGTCAGAGTCTACTACTTTAAACCAAGTGACTGTACCTGAACCAGTGTCAGTGTTAGAAGTAATAGTAGCCGCGGTCGCTACACCACTTGCAGCTGCCCCAAAAGCTGGATCACTGAGAGTCAAAGTAGCTAAAGCTGTTCCAGTATTAGACGTGTAGAAAATGAGTTTTCCTGCACCAGTACCGGCATCGATCAAATCGACAACGGCATCAGCGATCGCGTTGCGTACTGACGTTGGATGTTGGAGTGTCGCCATTTTGTTTTTCTCCTAATTTTTCTTTAGAATTATCTCGAGATTTTAAATACCAAGTAACTGTAGACCCATCGGCCTTTTTAATTTCTATTGTCCCCGACAATACACCAGTATTCGTATTCATCTGTTGTTCCATATTATTTATAACAATTTATTTTCTACTAGTAGTAGATTTCACGCCAATCAACAAGCCTATGCACATGAGGAATATAACCAGTCGGATATTCTATCTCCAATTCTGGTAAATCTTCACCGTGCATCATACCATTTTCTTCCATAGACTTATATTTATTTACTAATGGTTCTAACCAATTCATAAAACCTTGGCCACCGTCTTCCCAAGTCGTATCTACAGCAACACCAGAGATTCTCTGATCATAGATGTATGTAGGTATAGTTTCATCAAGAGCATACATTTTTAATTCGCCACGCATTGCTGCGTCTTTCAGTTCAAAGTATTGAATAGTATCTTCACCTACACGATGCTCTCCATCAAATCGATATTCCGCTGCTTTCTTTGACAGCATGACTACACGAGAGTGTGTCTCAGTGCCATCAATATAGTGATAATTAAAATGCGACCATTCAGCATATATTTTTTCCATTTTCTTTGGATACATTCTATATGCTTGTGCTTTTGTCTTGAATAATTTTTGTTTGATGGCGCTGTCACGCATAATTTTTACGTGTCTGCCAGTTAAAGCGTTTTGCCAGTTATCTTGAACGAAGAATCTTGTACCTCTACAGGGAATAGTGTTAGCGTCCACTTCTTTTTCCCACACTGTTTCTTGCGGCCATAGAGAGAATTGATTCTTAAGACATATGACATCTGGTGTATCTTCACCTGCTGCTATCAACATGTATGTCAATACTCCATGTTGTGTTAGCCAATCATCACCATCAATCAATACAGCATAGTCTACATCATCGTGTGATTTAAAAATATCTAAGAAACTATTTTTACCAGTAGATGGAGTACCGTCACTAATAGTCACCTCGAAGTCTATGCCTTCTTCGTGCAGATACTCAGAAGCTTTGGCAGTATAGTGTAAATCTGTTGTGTTGATAATGACGTACAGTAATTCTTTTGGAATACCTGACCACCGCGGATCAGCATGTTTTTTCAGAGCGTGCAGATTTTTACTCGTTAATACGTAAAACTTCAATTTTCCCATTATTAAGCTCTTACTATGTGATGATTTTCTCCGGGTGCACCAGCACCTCCGATCGGCGCACCTGCATTTGCATCCCACCAAATCATTTCCGGACCAGGATATTGTACCAAATTCATGAGATCAGGTACATAGTCATTTGTTCTCCAAATAATATCCCAACCATCTAAAGTTGGATCATCCCACGGATCATAACAAATTGCAACTTTCGGTAATACATCATCGTGCATATAACCTGCTGCATCATACTCTTCGTATCTATCAGCGAGTGGTCCTAACCAATCAACCCAACCGCGTGTACCAATAGCAAAATTAATATCTTGACATACACCACCGATTCTAGTATCGTATACGTACGTAGGATAACGATCTGTCAATACCTTCATATTTAATCTGCCATTCACATGCTCGTGTTTCAGCATAAAATATTGAAGTGTGTCTTCTCCTATTCTATGTCTAGTATCAAATCTAAATGCAGCGGCCGCCTTTGAATAGAATACTACTCTACAGTGTGTTTCCCAATTATTGATATATCGATAAGCGTATGATGCCCAACGTGTATGAATATCGTTTAGTTGTGCTGAATAGCCGTCATCGTCTGGTATAATTTTGATTAATCGACCATTGATTGCTTTTTCCCAATAATGATATGGCTGCAGGAATGATCTACAACCGAATCCATGTATCTGATCATGATCTTCTTCGTCAGCACAACCTAGATAAGGATCATGATAGTGGTTAGTCAGATAGCCTCGATCTGCGAATATTCCGTATTGATATTCTAACGCAACAACATCAGGACATGTATTTGATTGAGCTAACTGTTTATACAACCATACACCATGTGGTGTAATAAAGTCATCACCATCAA